AACAAGAATCATTTGTGCCTGTAGGAACCGTTGTTGCTGTTGCTTTTAAATAGTTATTAGTACCAAAGACATACCTCACAAGGTCAGCACCTGTTGCTACAGGGTCTTTAGTGACTGTGCCGAATATTTGGAGACCGTTGTTGTTAACACTGCGGTCTTCTTCTGCTTGGCGTACTGAGATGTTGTCTACTTTTGTAACTGTAGCGTTTGTAGTATTTAAGCTGTCTATACTCAATACATGTGAAGTTGACGTTGCAACAAATTGCGCCCTTCCCTTTAATGGGAAAGATGACCCGCTATTCCAAGACGTGTACGAGCCTAGCCTGTTACCGCTGTTTGCTCCTGCGGCAAAACCAAAAGCTCCCCAGTTGTTAGATGTTATGATGTCTGCTGTAGCCACATAAGTTTTACCGACAGTTAATCCAGTAATTACTTGTGTTGCTCCGTTCCACACCACACTTCCACCGGATGTAACAGTAGCTGTTTGGTCACTAGAGCCATTCCAAGCGATGCTAGAGCCGTTGTTGGTATCCCAGCTATTAGCGTTACTAGCAAACGTACCATTCGTAACCAACTCAGACCCGGTAACATCAGCCGTATCAGTATCCGAAAGGGTAGCTAACTTGATGTCACCAACTTGATAGCCAGTAGCAAAGTCAGAAGCTATTTGTGCAAGCATTCCAGACTCGGGGTCAGATACATTTTCTACAACTTTTACTACTGTACCGTGGTCATCTGAACCTTTTCCGCCTATGATAAGTTCATCATCTTTAGCTAATTCTATTAAAGCGCCTGTTCTAGGTGACTGCATATTAATAGGTATTAATAAATCACCTGCATGATGGGCTACATTCCATTCTTTAGGAGTGTACTTTGAAACTAAAGCATTGGCAGTGGTGACGCTAGCATAAGGTGTAGTAATATCACCCGAAGGTATTTTTGTTGAATTTACACTACTCCAAGCATTATCGTAATTATTACCTGCCACCCAGAATACTTTATCGTCAACAAACTTAACTTCTCGAGGAGTTTCATGCGCTAAAGTATTTGATACAATATCAACAACACTCCCATCATCCTTAATAACACTCACACCACCATCTGTAGCAACCGCTATGGTCGGCACAGGTAGTCCAGTGTCAGCGTCTATAGGTGCGTTGGGGAGGACTGTTACTGCAATATCAGCCACTTGATACGCTACTAAACCATATAGAGGAGTGGTTCTGTCTCCTCTTGACTTATAGTTATACGAAGTAAGAAGTCCTTCCGCCCTGCCTTGTTTGTGAGTACTAAATATTGATATTATGTTACTGAAAAAGTAATCAACTGCAAAGTTTAATTGAAAGTACCCATTACCACTATACGCCGCAGTACTAGAGGCTTGTCCACAGTATATGCTGCCATTTATAGCTGTTATGGAAGCAAAACCTCCAGAATCTTGTGTAAAGTTAGTGTATTTTGCCCATATAGGAAGATCAGGATCGTCTCCATCATATATGAATAATTCTTGGCTAGTGTTAAATGCTAAGACAGCGACACTTGGAAACTCTTTTCGTGAACTTCTATTACTTCCCGAGGCTTCGTTGTACCAACTAGTGTTCTGTGTGCGCTTTCTCCATGCACCACCATCGCTATCTTTTCGTGTGTCATAGACGAATACGTCTACGGCAGTGTCGGACTTAGATTGGGCAATGGCTTCTAAATCTAGCCCTGTGGTTTTTACAGTACTGTTAAATGTAGCCGCACCTGCTTCAGACATATCAAGGGTGAGGGCATTAATAGCAACGCCACCATCATTACCTTGAAATCTCATATCCGCATCTGCGTTAGACGCTTTAATGTCCATCCTGCCAGTAGCTAAATCAATAAAGCCTATTTGCCCTGAACTACCTTTAAATGCTATTTGATTGCCATGAGCATCAAGAACAATATCTCCCGCTCCCGCATCTAAAGTAAGGTCTCCAGAACTTAAAGCCAGAGTAGTCCCATCAAGCGTAAAGTTATCTACTACTACACCTGCGTTGGCTGTGACTGTTCCCGAAAAGGTGCTCGCCTCACCATTTATAGTTAGGATATCAGCGCCTGCGCCAGAGCCAGTTCGAAGTTTAAGTACTTCTCCATCGCCGTGCGCCCAGATGTTTAACACGCCATCAGAATCTAAGTCTATGACCCCAAGCTCAGAACCATTGTTGAAACGAATGTGCTGATTAGTAGTTGTAATATGCAACGCCGCTGAAGCGTGTGCAGCTGTACCTAAGCCCAACCTTGTTATCTCACTAGCACCGTCTACAGTCAAACCATCTAAGTTAGCAGTGCCGTCTACGTCTATGTCGCCTGAAATGTCTAGGGATGTAGCTGCTACTTCTCCGGTAACGTTTACGCCTGTTGCTGTTGTACTAAATACAGTATCGCCATCATACTGTAGTTGAACCTCTGCACCATTAATAAACCTACCCATGTGCTGGGCATTAGTAGTATCCCAGATAGAGGCCTCTGACCCATTAGTTTGTAATGATAATACACCACCGCCAGACTCTCTGATGATAGAGTTATTATTGCTAGACTGATGAAAAATCTCAAGGTCATTAGTATCCCCGAGGTTAATTTTCCCGTCATCGGGTAAGTCTACGCTCGCGAATTCAGCGGCAGAACCGCTTTCGTATTTTGCGCTATTGAGGTTCGAAAAGTTATCGTCGACTTCAGTGTTAGTTAGGGGCGAACCCTTACCAGCGCGTGTAGTTATCGTTGCCATGGATTACACCCCTAACTTTTTAAGATGCTGACAGAGTGATAGTCCAAGTCACGGACATCGTGTCATCAGCTGCTTTGTTTACGACGTTAAATTTAGTGCGGCACAACATGTCACCAGAAGTTGCTGCGTTAAAGATACCTGCTTCAGTAACTGCACCAGTCGCATCGCCAGCTTCAAACGAAGCCACGTACACGACTTTTTCGTTATTGCTGCCTGCGATGGTAATGGTGTCCAGTGCTTCGCGGGAACCTAAAATTGTAACAAGATCAGTCTGACCAGCTGCCGCAGCAGTTGTGCCAGAACCCAGTGCCATATGAGACATAACAGCCTTAGCGGTACCAGTCATGCGTGACGCAATGTACGCAAGCCCAGCATTCACAACGAGGTTTTTAACCTGTACTGTGTCTTTGACGTTTCCGGCCTTGTCCTTCAGGACTATGTTAAGCTGGCCGGAGAGCTTCAAGTTTTCGTTAATCATAACGATCTCCTTCAGAACGTAGTGGAAGCTCCGACAAAGTCTTCCGCAAAGTAAGTGAAGTCAGAGTACCCCTGACTCCTCAATGACCCCGTGTCGGTACTCGAGGTCAAATCCAGTAACACCTTTCCAGCTGTTACTACTGTCGCGTCTCCTAAAAGGGCGCTGTCTGAACGTAATCTCGCAAGAGATTTCGCCAGAGTTTCGCTTGCTACAGGTATATCATAAATATGCTTACCTGTAACCATATTTGTACTATCGGACGTATTTGAACTGTTTGTAAAGGCCCGACTGTAGTCGACCTGTCGCTCAAACACCTCTGAAACAGAAGCCACATGCGTGCGTGCTTTGTGAAACTGCATCTCTTGGTCATCAAGAGTAGAGGCCGTGCCGTCAACATCGTCAGTAAAACCAACGGTGTCTCCTAAGTTTTTACCTAGCCCAAACGTGTTAATCACATCAGAAGCCGCAGAAACGTCCGTAAAGACTTTTCCTACGTTAAGGGTATCAATAGCCTCAGATATGTAACCGTGCTCTACAAGAGCTTTAGCGAAGGCTATGATGTCGTTATCTGTAGAAACGGGTTGGTCAGTTAAGGCTTTGCTCGATGCTATAGTAGCTATATCGTCTAAGGCTGTAACTTGATCCAGTGGGAACTTCTTAGCAAATAAGAACGCTTGATCGCCCGCGCTGGCTATTATTTCGGCTATTGGTTTAGCCGTAGTGAGCGCTGGTTCGTCCTGCAACCCAGTAGTGTCAACCTTTACAAGAGAAGCGTCTAGCAAAACCGCTTCAGCAACCCCTACAGGGTCTTCTGGGAACTTCTTAGCGAATATGAATACTTGGTCCCCAATACCGGAAACAAGATCAGCTAGGTCTTTGCCGAAATCAAACGACTGGGTGTCTACAGACCCCACTTGTTCGAACTCGCCTTTAACAAACCGTATTACTTCGCTGTCAATTACGTAGCCGGAGTCACTTACACCCCGGATCAGCGATTTAGCGGCAAGGTCAGCTACAGCAGAAGCATCATCAAAAGTTTTAAAATACCCAAAGAACAATGCGTCTGATGGGCGGGTTCCGTCTTCCACGTAGAACGTGTCAAAGAATGAGGCGAAGAGGAGGAAGTTACCCTGCTCTGCCTTCACAACGTTTTGGTTAATGTTTACCGAAGTTTGCGTAAGTACGTTTAGCTGCTCAAACTCAGCAGATAACGCATTAACAAGCTCGACAGACTTTAACTTCACGCAAAGTCCTCCCGAATTTTGAACTTGAGCTTGTCGAACAATGTCTCACGGACACCGCTGCTTCTAACAACCTCAATCTCACCTTCGTAAGTACCCGCATCAACTTCGAGGTCTCCTTCACTCCACTGGAGTACAGCGACACCTGTGTCTGCCGTCTCAGGGTTAATAAAGAACTGTCTAGAAAACAGAACGCTTTCAGCGCCCGCTTCTCTGAAGTGCAAAGTAACTGTAGCACTGGTCAAGTCGACCGGTGCGTTATCATCTTCGTTCGTAAGGGTTACACGAATCTGTGGCCCGGTATCTCCTTGAACGTACTTAAATATCTGTGCCATTAAATCCCCCTGCGAACGCTGGCTTTATCAAACCCAACCATTTTGGCCCGAAGACTAGCGCCGCGTGTGTCACGGCCTGATGCGTCGGTGGCGTGCTTGTAGAATTCGGACTTGTAGTAAGCCGCAAGTTCAGGGTTGGTCCATTCTTTGCCGGGGATTATCGCTAGGCGAAATATAGCCCCACAAGCGATTGAACGACCGTATGATTCAAAGATAAAGTCCTCCACGCCTGTAGCTGTCAAAGATGGTTTAATTACACCGGTACCCTCGAACTCGTACTTACTGTCGGGGGTTGGGTAAAACCTAATCTGAGAATCTTGGTATATACTAAAAGACATGGGACGCCCGTTGGCTACGCCGCTGGGCAGGTCGAAATGACGGTCTGACACACGGTTTACCGCTGTACCGTTTATATAAAGAACTAGAATGTCCTCTAAAACAGCACGAGTAGGAACCTCGACTTCGTACTCAGCAGTATTTCTACTGGTGTAGTCCTTATCTATGTCATAACGCCATATCTGACTGACCGCACAAAACTCAGCTGCCGCTTCTTGCAAGTGAGTTTCGATGATTATTTCCGGGCAGCCCGGAAGCAGGGGCTGAATATACGGAAGGAAATTAGCCCATGCTACTGCCATATTAAGTCACCGAACTCATGTTAGACGGCGATACCGCCGAGTCTACTTGGTTTTTAGTGGCCAGAGCCGCGTTAAATGCCCCGTAAGCTGCCTGCGCACGTTGCTCATTCGCACCGTATTCAGCATCTTTCGAGTAAGCTCTGTACAGAATCCAGTCTATCATTGGGGACATGTAAATGTCGTCCAATAGAATAACTGTTGTATCTGAACCTGCCGGATCGAGTTGAGTTTCTGTCAAAGCAGTTGCACCCGGAGAATCCGTGTAAACAACTTCAATTTCAGCGGCTGTTGTAGCCGGTGGAT